ACCGGGTTAATTCCTAAGGAGGTGAATAAATTTGCCAATCCATGTAGAGTCAAAGTTTGGAGCTTCGGTACCCTGTAGCCTAGATGGTGCTCGTCAATCCGACTTGCGCCAATCTGGAAGTGTAGCCCTTAAAGGGTCTCTCATTTCTGGCTACAGGAGTCGCCAAATCAGTAAGTCTGATCTTGATAGACAGTCAAACTTTTTTGGAATCCCCTCCCCGACCCGTAAGGGGTCACTGAGGGCTCGACTTGAATCTCGGAAACGATATACTGAACAACTTTTTCAGCTATTGGATCCCGATTCTAGTACCAAAGGGCGTTATGCAACGAATGATATCGGACATGAATTTACTTCTGTCAAATTTCATGCGACGCGTTCGCCTTTGCTCTTCACTTCTACACGAGTGTCTAGTGCTTATAGTCGGAATTTTATCGGCAATGTCGTGCCGGGCTCGGGACATGTTTATGTCCCGCCCTCTGCTCGATCTGCCTTTTCAGACTATGGACCGACAGGGACTAAAGAAGTAAAAGGTTTTACAATAACCGATGTCAATCCTTTTATGACATCTACTTCTGATAAGATTGCGTCTGATAACACTGATGCATTTCGCCTCAGCGTTAATGACGTCAATCTCGTCTCGTCCCAGTATTTCAACAACACTATCCCAGATCCCGCCAAAAGCGGCATCGGGGAAACCGTTGTCGATATACTTCGTGGTGACTTTCCACGTCTTTTTACTCAGTTCGTCGACTTCGCTAAGCAGGTATCCGCCCTTGGCGGGCCCGCTTACGTTCGTCGTGCACTGAATAAAGGTGGTGGTTCCTACCTGAATACTGTATTCGGCTGGATTCCCACTATTTCTGACGTGTCGGCTCTGGTTAGACTGCTCGTCGGGCTTGATTCTCTAGTTTATGGAGGATCTACTCGACGCACACGTTCATCAGAGCCTCTGCATGGCTATCTCGTACGAGAGTACTCGGGTAAACCAAAGCAGGTGCCGTTTATAGTTCGAACTCCTGGAATGAACTTCATTCCAGAGACATCGACTACACGGCCTCAGCCTCTGGCCTCCCAGCCTCTTGTTGCTGATTATACTTGGTCTACGTATCAAACTGTAGACTATAGGTTTTCAGCGCGCTATAATCCACGTGCCCGTCCGTCAAGTATGTCGAATGGGTATTTGGATAAGGCGCACGAGTTTCTTCGGCAAACAGGAGTGATGTCTGAGACTTTCGTCTGGGACCTCACTCCTTATTCCTGGCTCTTCGATTGGTTCTTCGATCTGGGCAAGGTGATACAAAACGTGTCTGCATACACAGGGACTAAAAGTCGCTGGAATGTAGATTACGCTTATATCACCTTTAAGCTCAGCATCGTTGAGGATGCTTACCTTCGTCGTATCGAACCCAACGGTAAGAATGACTCTGTCACCCTTATCGGTGGAAATCGACTGACCACGGTTTCATCCGTTCTCCATCGTCGTAGGGCCACTCCTTTTGGTTTTGGAATGACGCTTGACTCATTATCCAATAGTCAAGTTGCTATTCTTGCAGCCCTAGGTCTTGTTAAATTGACCTAAAAGCATACAATTAAATAACAACTCAATAATAATTGAATAAATAAGGAGCCCTCATGGCTTTCGCAAATGATCAGACAGTGACCGTCGGTACCGATGAGGTCACGCTTTCGCGTGTTTTCACCGGTACTCAGACGGGACTTTTCAAGTCGGCCGACGGCAGTCTTGAGATCGAGGTTACTCCCTCGGTCTCCAAGAACGGTCGTCGCCACACTGTCGCCCGCCTCCGTCGTCGCACGACGACCGAGGATCCCCTCGTCGGTACCGTCAACATCCGCGTTGAGGACTACGTGTCCCTCAACATCAACCGTCCTTCGGACGGCATTTCGGACGCTGACGCCATCGAGCTGGCCGGTGCTCTCACCAGCTGGCTCGATCCGGCGAACCTTGCCAAGCTCGTCAACGGTCAGAACTGATGACGGAGATTCTTATCTCTGTCGTCGTTTCTGCTACTGTCGGCGCGCTTTCGCTCGGTGGCCTTATCGCAGGGGTCATTCTCAAGCGATAACATGAGGCTTGGATACCTAGCTCTGATAAGGAGTAGATATGAAAAGCCAAGTTGTCCTCCTGACTGCTCTCCTGCAAGACGCAGGAGATCAGTTTGGATTTAACCCGAAAAGAGATATCGCCACGGTAACCAAACGAGTTGAACACGAAGGTGTCCAATTCGTTGAAATTACCCTGCCCTCTCTCGATGACCTTCTTTTAGAAGGCCTTTCGAGAGGTCGACTCCCGGATTTCTCTGGGTGGTCAACTGGCAAGGCTAAGTACCCTCTCTTCCTACAATCACTGTGGAAAAGAGTCTTCTCAGCTTCTGGTGATATCCTCTCATCCCCAGACGAGCTTGCAATTCTGTTTATAAGACAGATTACACGCTGCTTTAAGAAGATTAAGGCAGTATGTAACCCCCGGTACACTGAAAACGCCAAAAGCGATTTCATTCGTACTGATGATCAACTCAGTCGTGTTGATCCAGGGGACGGCAGGCTCGCCTCAATTCGACAGATCGCACGAATCCTATTTAATAAGGTTATTCGTGAAACCGTTACTTCTCCGGGGCCGTTTAAACACGGTCCCGGGGCAGTGGCCGAGGGAACGGATTCTGTATCTAGATACAGCTTTCCTGTGCTCTCGGAGCGAGTGTATAATCGCTACGGTTTAGATCCTTTTCGAGCGACTTGGCAAGATATGCTAAGGGAGCCGGTTATTTCCGACATCCCTGCACGTCTTGTCGCAGTCCCAAAGACTGCTACTAAGCCTCGATTAATCTCGATCGAGCCGTCTTACAATCAGTTCCTCCAACAAGGTTATCACACCAAGTTGAAGGAAGAGCTTGACAAGACTGCTTTCTTCGGATACTCGTCACAAGCTCCGAATCAGGAGCTTGCCCGGCGTGGAAGCCTGGATGGTAGCTTTGCTACTATTGACTTGTCCGAAGCTTCGGACCGCGTCATATGGAGCCTCGTTCAGAAGATCTTCTCTTTTGATCGCGACTTTGTCTCTATACTTAGAGCAACGCGTTCCGAATGTGTCGATATTGATGGTCACGGACTTATTAAATTGAATAAGTTCGCGTCTATGGGGAGTGCCTTCACTTTCCCTGTCGAAGTTATGTACTTCGGTTCGATAGTTGTAAACGCTATCGTGGAATATGAAGGCATCTCTAGAGATAGAAAGTCAATTCTTGATCTTCTAAATTCCCTAGAGATAAGGGTGTACGGAGATGACATTATCGTGCCATCTAAGTACTATCCAATTGTGTGTGAACATCTGAGCACTATGGGTCTGAAGGTTAACACCTCCAAGTCCTTCAATAGTGGTCAGTTTCGTGAATCCTGCGGAGCGGATTGGTATAACGGTATTAACGTTACGCCTATCTACCTCCGGCAGCACATCGCGTCCACACAACGTGATGCGTCTGCTATTGTCTCGTCTGTATCCTTTCATAATCAGCTTTTTGATAAGCAATTATGGCCGAATACGTGTTCCTCGATAGTTTCACTACTGAGGAAGACTGGACTCAAGATTCCGAAGCGCTCGAGTATTTACTCGGATGCAGCGGGTCTTGCGTTCAGCACGAGTGAAGAGACTGAATCTTCCCGATTCAATCGATCCATTCAGACGTTGCAGCAAAGATGCCCAATCCCTGTATACACAAGGAAACGGGTTTCTGCAGATGATCATGCGGTCCTCTTTAAATCCCTCTACGAAGGGTTTAACGAGGATCGAGATCACCTGACGCATCACGGGCGTCCCGTATCAGCCAAACTAAAATACGGGTGGATCTCTCTCCTATAAGGGAGAGACATCCGCAGGGGGTCCCGCGTCTTCGCGGGTCATAGAGGAGTGCGAAATGATCAAATATATATAATATAATTATATCTATTCTCTCATTTCTTGATTTATCTTTCGATAGATCACCTCCTTTATGGTAAAGAT